TCGCATCTATACGATGTAGCGCGATCATGTAACGCTTCCACTCAGCCAGACTGGCGACCTCGTCCTCCGTTGCCTCTCCCAGATCTACAGCGAACGAGAGCGGCGTCATTGCTGCGACAGCCGCCTCAATACGGCGGCGTTTCATTGTCGCGAGATATGCGGCGTCCTGCGCCTCATTGCGGACAATCTTCTCGCCATCCCATAACCACCACCCCCCGACGCATAACCCTTCGGGCGCGAGAGCCGGATCAATTTCAATCACGGACAGTCCGGTCGGAAACATCCGGTCGGCTTCTGTCGCCATTGACTGAATCGTGCCCGTTTCGTCATATCCGATTTTTAGCGTATCGTCCCGGAATAATAAGCGGGCCACGTACCAGCAATAACCTTCTTCACTTTCGATAAATTGCACGCGATGGCCGGTATCTAAGCTGCCGCTATAGGTCGCCATTACTAATTCATGAGGCTCGTATTTTTTAAAATTCTTGAATTCGCGCATTTTTATCCCCGCTTAAAAAGCTGTTTCAATGGAAACCCAACCGACAGCCGGTTTATACATTTGTACTAATGCGTGCTGAATGGAGTCGATATATTGATCTTGGTTTGTATTCGGGCAGCCCACAACAACGCGGCCGGGGTGCCAGGAATAGCTAGCCGCATTCCACGTCGGCCACTCCTGCAAATCAATAAGTCGTATACTACTAACCGCATTGTTTACGAATGCTTGTATCTGGTTGTTAACCCAGTTGTTATTGTTGTTTATGCGCGCGTCTATTTGACCGGCAACCCAGTTACTTAAATATCCACCCCATGCACCGCCGTAGACATTGCCGTCCTCAGCGAGAAAACTGGCACCGCTGCCGGTGTACGCTTTTCCATAAACCTGCGAGTTACCGCGCTGATCGAACCTGAACTCATATACTGAGCCGAACCCATCCCACTGGAGCTGTAAGTAAGCGAGCCTGCCAACTTCTTCGACAATCCGCATAAAGCCGCTTGCGCCGTCTTTAAAATCCTGGTCGCCTCCGCGCCCTTTTAATACGCATCGGAACATCGGGGAGTAAAGCGTGTCGCCGGTATTGCCGGATTTAACGTTTGAAATAACCGAGACGCTGGCTTCTTCATTCAGATTACCGCCCGTTTTGGGGTAAGCACCGGTTTGGGCGGCGTTCGGCGGGTTGGCCGTAGTAAACAGCTCGCCCACATCTGAGGTATCTACAGTCGCGTGCAGCTTACCGTCTGCGCCCCAGTCAATATAAATGCTGTGCTCGCCCGAAGAATGCTTGCCGCCGTTCGCCTGAACCGCCTTGTAATTTCCAACTTTTTCAATATTTAGAACTTTCCGGGCTGCATCTACATTTTCAAGGTCAGTGAGGTTTGCATCCTGCCTCAAAAACAGGCCGTCGCCTGTGGCCACCTTAAGTTCAATGCTGGCGGTTTCATTAACGGCCAGACGAAACTGCAGGCTGACGTTGATACCGCTGACCGGCTTTTCAATGGCAGCGCAGTTCGCCACTGCATAAAGTTCCCCGGCATCGGTTAACAGTCCCACCTCACGGATGGTGAACCCGCCCACATCAGCCGGAACAACAAGATGCGCTACCCACTGGTTAGATTGCTCCTGAGATACGTCCAGCTTGGATATAGCATGGCGGTACACTTCACGAATCAGTGCAGTTTGTGCCGGGTCCGGCGTTGCGGCCTTCCCGTTACCATCACCGATGACAAAATCTTTGATAACAACCGGCGTGCCGTTTGCAGACGACGCCGCCTCCAGTTCTTTCCCCCGGTTAGTGAGGATGCTGTAATATTGCTCTGCCACGATTATTCTCCGGTCTGAATCACAGCGTCGATGTATGCAGTCACCGCACCGCCTGTGTAGTAGTTCCCTGATGCTCCTACGTCAGCGATCACATCAATACTGCTGAGATAGCTGCGTAAGTTTTTAGCTTTATCCACCTGTCGTCTTATACGGCCATACATGCTGTCGTCTATTCCCTGCAGGCTGTAGACCTCAATACGGAACGTGTACGGCGCTCTGCGCGGATTTTCCTGCCACCACTCAATAACAGTAGTGGGCAGGCTCACCGCCCCCAGTGCGCGACGTACAGCACCAGCAGTGCCACGATGCTGATGCACATAGGCAGCATCGCGGCAGACTTGCCGTTTTTCTTCCTCAGTCCAGCTTTCATCCCAGAAATCGACCGATAATTCCCATGCCAGCCAGGGCAGAAGATGGTACGGACAGTCATCGGCATTTTTAACTTTCCTGACCATGCCGGTGTCAAGGGCAAGAATTTGCTCCCGCCCTGCCTGCTCCTGTGCGCGCTCCTGATGAATGGCATTCTGAGGCAGCAACGAACGAAATTTATTAGCCATTTCCCGCCCCTTTTATCGTGACGTTGATTGCCTGACACCAGGGCGCTTTACCCATCTCAGCCTCAATATCAGCTGCAGGACTGGTCAGCCTCACCCTGACCACGCCAGGCTGCTGTAGTGCGGCATAGACGGCAGACAAAGGGATGACTGTTTTAATCCGGTGAGAGAGTGCTGCGTAACTGGTTACAACGCTGATCGCATTATCCAGCACCGTCTTTGAATCAGGACCATCGGGGATTTCGAGCTCTGCTGTGATGCTGTATCGCTGGATGACTGCGCTCTTGACGCTCACGAAATCCGTCAGCGGGCGAACCTCGTCAGCGCTCAGACTGGCTGACGTTTTATCCAGGAGTGTCTGAGGGGCTGTGCCGTCACCCGTTCGCGACAGCACGTATACGTCCACCTCCCCCGGACGGCTGTGATCCTCTGGCCCGTATGCATCTGCATCCAGCACATCAGCATCTGCCGACCGCGCATGAAAACGGTATGCGTTTCGCGCTCCTGCGGTATTAAGCTGTGCCCACGACAGCTGGATGCGCTCGCGATAGGCTTCATCTTCCTCCAGTTCCGCATCCACAGGCGGAACAGCATCAGGATCAGCAGGGGTAATGATGTAGCGTTTAACATTGAAATTTGCACCAATCTGATCCAGATCTGCACCTCTGGCACTTGCCAGAAATACGGCGCGCACGGCGTCATTGACACGCTGAAATGCCAGCATCAGCTGATACGCGTTTGCCTCACCCTGTTTATAGGCCGGGTCTGACTCCACCAGCGCATCAAATTCCGGGTCGAGTTCGCGCAGGCGTGCCAGCCATCGGACAAAAATGTCTGACGCGTCAGGCACGATAATGGCGTCCGGAACCTCCAGCTCCGACAGGTTGATCACATCAGAACTAATTGCCATAAATGGTTATGTCTCCGGTAGTTGTTACAGTGCCGCTTTCTTTGTTGATCCCCTCAACATCCACAATGAACGTGGATTCATCATCAGGCAGGGAAACCACAACCCGCGTTATCTGCAGTCGCGGTTCCCAGCGCGCCAGGGCTTTTGCTGTGGCCGCAATAATCCGTAACCGGGTCAGATCATCACGCGGCGCATCTGCTAAATCCGGCAGCTCACTGCCGTAATCGCGAACTAAAACCCTGCTGCCTCTCGGCGTGGTCAGGATGTCGCTGCACGACTGGCGCAGATGCGCCGAACCCGACAGGCGTTTGCCCGTCCGGATGTTTACACCGTTCATGAGAGTTATCCGTTGAAAAGGCTGTCTGGAGGGTTAACCGAAATAGGCCGGCCCGGTTTTATCCGTGCTGCCCTTTTTGCCTTTCTTGCCTTTAGCGTTGATGTTAACCACCAGGTTATAAGTGAAACTCAGGCCTGATGAGGTCAGTGAGAAAACAAGCGATTCCACCAGCCAGGAGCGATCCTCTCTGGAACCAAATCCGGACGTCGTAACACCAGACTCAGCCGTTAAAGCAATGTGTCTGGGACGGCATGGGCCAGTGAGCGTCATTTTTTGCTCGTTACGCTGTGCCTGCGTTTTGCGGGCTTTGGCCTGCTGGTCTGCAATGGATTTTCCAGATTGGGTATAGGGATTGGTGATTGACGGTCCATCGTGATCAACTGTGGTGGTTTTCGTCCTGCCATCAGCTTCATCGTAATAGCGCACCCCGACTTTACCACTGGCTTTGCCATCACTGCCTGAAGCCTTGCCGGTTGTGCTGCCGCGCTGGCCCTCGTTATAAGTCCAGCTGGATAGTTCATCGGGGGTGATGGTGATATTTCCTGTTTCCTTACCGGCAGCAGTTTTCATCGCCCCCTGCGCCAGAAACAGCCAGTATCCACCAGCGGGTTTACTGATGGCATTATAGGTTCTCGCCAGTCGCGACATCAGATTGGCGTCTGACTCTGCAACCTGGTCGATGTGATCGATATGAATTTCTGCGAGTTCTGCGGCCACTTTCGGTTTCAGTCCGTTGTCTGTGGCAACGGTTTTAACGAGATCGGCCAGCCGGATATCATCCCAGCTGCGCGTTTTGTGGCTCAGCACGTTACCGGGATGTTTCTGGGCGTTCATCGGTGCGGCAGTGGCATAGATTTCTACGCGCCGGGGTGGCCCGCTACTGCCCACCCCCGAAACAACAAACCACCCCTTATCGACCAGCTGATCATTAAAGCCCATCGCCACCCTCAAACGTGCGCCCTTAGATGGCAGTGGCAGCGTTTGAGAAATCAGCGTGATTTTAAGTTCATCCGCTTTGGCTGTTGCCCCGCCATTATCAGTCAGGGTGAGTTCGGCCAGGCACTCCTGCAGAGCGCGGGTAATGTCCTTGCCCTCTGCACTTACACTGAATGCAGGCGCATACTCTGGATTTACAATCTGTTCAGCCATGTTAATCCCATAAACTAAATGCCGAATCAGTAACCGGCGTGATCAGGTCCGGGAGCGTAATAGCGACGCCTGCAGGCAGAATGGCATCCCTGTCTGCCAGCCCCCGATTTGCTTCCAGTACGGCTGAAACGCTGGATGAGAGATTTGCAGTGCCATAATGATCTGCGCAAATGGCGTCCAGCACATCGCCATCACGGGTTTGATATATCGTCGGCATAATGTTTTAACGTCATCGTCCAGTTTTTATTACGGTGTCCGCCTCCCGGCAGGAACCTGTCAGTTGTATCGCTGAATTGCGTTACCGCCCACCAGCCCAGCACATCGCCCTCACCGCTCACCAGCAACTGGGGCTGAGCCAGATCAGCCAGGTCGTACAGGTCATTAACCGCATCCACGCCGTTACGGAAAAACGCATGTGCCTCGCCATCAAGCCGCACCGTCCGCCCGGGCTTTCCGGTGTACTGCAGCAGGCTCTGTTTGCCTATCCTCTCCTGCTCACTCCAGTTCCAGCTGGCCTCACGCGTGAGCGATTTATACGCTGTGGCATCAATGGAGAAGGCAAAATCGCCCAGCATCATCATGACGCGGGCTGCCTGAGCATCACGGATGGCTGACTGCTGCGCCTGTCCGGACGCCTCAATTAAAGGGATTAGTCCACTCACCAGATAGCGCCTCCATCCAGCATGCTGTTATCGCCCGTGAAAGCCGGGTTGGTTTTGGTTATGGCCTCCACCTAGTCGGCAATCCCGCGCTCGCTTTGTCCCTGCGCACCGTTAATCTCAAACCGGTATTCAAATTTGCGGTTATCGGTCATCTCAACCTGTTTCTGCTGTGTATCAGCAGAATCTAAACGCCCACTGAGTTCACTCCAGTTTCTGCCCGACTGGGTGTCTAAGGTGGCAGAATTATTTTCCAGAGCATCAGAAAAATCAGGCAAACCTTCTTGCTTCGCAGTCAGATAGGGATCGAGCGATTTTTCAAACGCTTCATTGTCATCGTTGAAAAAACCACGGGTAGCGGTAAAAGATTTTTTAACCTGTTCCGGTAATTCCGGGTGCTGCTTCAGCTGCTGATCAAACCACTCTTCCTGACCGTTGCGTTTTGCCGTCAGTCTGGCGATATCGACCGATCCCGTCATCGCCAGCGATTTCAAAACATTTTTTTGATCCCCCCGCTCATCTGGTAACAGCCAGGAGAGTTTTTTAGCCAGGGCATAAATAATTTTCCCGACATACACCACGCCCTGGCCGAATGTCAGTACGCTGGGATAAAGATCATCGCGCAAAAATTTTACGACCCTGCTGATGCCGCCGCCTTTAAACCACTCAGCCAAATCATCAGTCAGTTCCCTGATGCGGGGAGCAAGCTGATTGCCAAGCTGTCCCGATATCTCCGCCCCGGCGCTGAAGAGAACGGTTTTAAGGTTCTCAACCGCTTTATTGCCCTCCACCGCGCCGTCAGCACCCGCTTTGGTGACGAGGTTATAGCGATGCTGCTCATCCATTAAGTCGCGATAGCTCCTGCCGGACTGTTTCACCAGCATCAGCAGCTTGCTGGCCTCACCGCCGAAAAGAGAATCCAGAGCGAACGAGGCTTTTGACTCATCTTTCAGGCTCAGCGCACGCTCAATGATTTTACTGAACTGCGCTATGTCGCTCAGGCCAGCCATGTCCCCCGCTTTGAATCCCAGTGTTTCAAAGGCGTCCTGCAGCGCACCCTGCTTGCCGTTCTGCTTATACTCCCCGGATTTGTGCAGGTACTCCTCAAAGAGATCGCCAAAATTCTCGCCGGTCATGTCGTACTGCTTTGCCAGCGAGTCCCACGCGTTATAGGTCTCTACATCAACGCCATAGCTGCGCGCCACACCCGTCTGCCGTGCTGTTTCTGCATTGGTGGCCGCTGGCGCAATGAGTGACGCCAGCGCGGTGGCAACCACACCGCCGCCGCCAACCCCAAGACCAGGTGCCACCATGCCCCCAAGGTGGCCACCGACGTTTAAACCGCGCCTGAAAAGCCCGCCCGCCTTGCCTTTAAAGGCATTAACCCCTTCACCACGCTGAATCTGACGGTTCAGTTTTTGCTGTTCGGCCTCGGTTTTGCGTATCTCACGCGTCACCGAACTGTACTGACGTTTCAAATCGCTGATGCTGTTTCCGGCCAGCTTGGCTTTTTTGATCTCGGTGGCGAGTTTTGTCTGGTCCTTAGTAAGACGTTCGGATTCTTTTCCCACCGCTTTCAGGTTCTTTTGCAGGTCGGTCGTTGAGCGTTTCCATGAACTGTCGATATTGCCGCCAAACGTTATGGTGGCTTTAAGGTTTTGACTTATTCCGGCCACGGTTTAATGCCTCCATTTCGTCAAACAGAAAATCGGAAAACGTGCTGAATGGCATATCCAGATAGTCCCCCATCGGGAAATGCAACCGCCTGCCCAGAAAGCGTATTGCCCGGATCAACTCTCCTTCGGTCGCTCTGCGGGCGGGAGCATAAAAACGTTGAAGGCGTCCGTCAGCTGCGCATAATCCGCTGCTGTCAGCAGCCAGATATCCTGTTCGCTGAGGTTACATAGCTGCGCAATCATCCGCGCCTCCTTCTCCTCTTCATTGCCGCGATCTTTAGCATGCGCGATGCGGTCGCGCACCAGCGGTTCGCGCATGTTAATAATGTTCAACTCCGCGCCTCCCTCCAGCGTGACCGGGGTAAATAAAATAATGGTGCGGATTTCACCGGGATAACTCATAGGTAGCTCCTGAATAAAAAAACGGCCCGGAGGCCGTTATGAGTGAAGGATTAAAGAGGTAGTTTACAGGCGGACTTTTGATGCCAGTCCGGCCAGCACGTCAACGCCGTTGACGCGCCGGGCAAAACGCTCAGTGTTGATTTCAAAAAGCTCCTTACCGTCTTTTGTCTGCTTGTAGTAGCTGACCGCAATGTCAACCGTGATGGCGTTCTCTGACAGGGCGTCCTTAGCCCGCGCATCCGGTGTCACGGTATGCACAAACCCTTCGATTTCCTCAATCGTCCCCAGCGCCGTACCGTTTGCAAGATAACCCTGATAAGCAGTGAATCGTGGACGACTGCCGCTGACAAAACCAAATGCTGTCAGCATGTCGGTATCGATGCCGTAGAATTTAATCTGACAGGTCAGTGCCTCCATGCCGTCATCAACGGGTGTCGGTGCGTCCTGCGCGCCTGTACGCAGATCGGTTTTGACGATCGCCAGTGTCGGTGGCGTGAATTCGTGTGCGCCCTGAATGCGCACGCCCTGCCGGAAAAATGTCCAGGCACGTAATGTGTTTTTAGTACTCATGCCGCCAGCATCTCCTCAAGCGCATAATTGTTATTAACCCGGACGCGCAGGCTGATCAGCTCAGTTGGTGATTTCGGACCAAAATCGTAATTGATATACAGCTCACCCGCCGCCAGCGATTCAGCTGTATTCAGTTCCTCATCCAGCCAGGCTCTACCACCGAAAATCGCACCGAGGCCCACCAGTTGACGCATATAGGCATTAATAGTGCCGATAATGTCATCCGCGTTTTCACGATCCAGAGGGCGGTCCACATACGGCAGCATGGCCTCCTGAATGCTGTCCTCAATGACGTCCGCCGTTCGGCGCACCGATTCAAAATGCCACTGCGGATCGTCTGCGCACAGACGGTTTCCCCAGTGTTTAAATCCCGAACGACGCACGATGGTTGAGACGTTCTGCATATTCAGCAGGTTGGCATCGCAATTTCTTTCACCGAGGATAAATTCATCAATCTGTTCAACGCCGAGGATATTGTTGATGTCCTGATTGGATTTGCTCCACCACCATCCCTTTTCGAAATCGATCCGGGCACGCAGCCCGGCAGCAAACGCGGAATAGGCCCGGTATACCAACTGGCCGTTACTGTTGCTCGTCTGAACACGCGGACGCAAAAGCTCGGTACGTGCGCCATATGACTGGCGGCGCT